CGATCCGGGCACCAACGTCAGCTTCGGCATCAAGTTTATCAATCAACAGCAGTACGACGGTATCGCTGTCAAAACGGTTACCTCCACTTATCCACAGGTTATGTGGATCAACATGGAGTACCCGAACATCCAGATGACGATCTATCCGAAGCCCACGCGGGACTTGGAATGGCACTTCATCTCGGTGCAAGAACTCGATCAGCCCGCAACGCTGGCAACTGATCTGAACTTTCCCCCAGGCTACCTGCGGGCGTTCACCTACAACCTCGCTATGGAGTTTGCTCCCGAGTTCGGTGTCGAACCCTCGGAGCAGGTCAAACGCATCGCTATGACCAGCAAGCGCAACATCAAGCGCATCAACAATCCCAACGACATCATGTCGATGCCGTATTCGATTGTTGCTACTCGCCAGCGGTTCAACGTCTACGCGGGTAACTACTGATGAAGACCCCGATTCTCGGATCAGCCTATGTGGCCCGCAGCGTCAATGCTGCGGACAATCGCATGGTCAACCTGTATCCCGAGATCGTGCCCGAGGGTGGCAAGGAGGCTGCGTTCCTGCAACGCGCCCCAGGGCTTCGACTGCTGGCTACCGTGGGCACCGGCCCGATTCGCGGTCTTAACTCGTTTGACGGCAATTTGTACGTTGTCTCGGGTGAGCAACTTTACAAAGTCGATGCCACCTATGTGATAACGCTGCTGGGTACGGTGTCTGGGGCAAGCGCCCCCGTGTCAATGGCAAACAACGGAAATCAGTTGTTTGTGGCCTGCAACGGCCCTAGCTACGTATACAACTCGACGACTAACGTCTTTGGGGCAATTACTGATCCGGATTTCCCTGGGGCGCTGACGGTGTCCTACCTTGACGGCTACTTTGTGTTCATCGAACCGAACAGCCAAAAGGTATGGGTAACCGCACTCAACGACCCAACATCCATTGATCCGTTGGACTTTGCCAGTGCCGAAGGCGACCCGGACAATCTGGTTTCGTCCATTGTCGATCACTCTCAAGTCTGGCTGTTTGGCACTAGTTCCGTTGAAGTCTGGTACAACTCGGGCAACGCTGACTTTCCCCTTCAGCGAATCGAGGGTGCCTTCAACGAGATCGGATGCGCCGCAACCTTTTCGGTCGCCAAACTTGACAACAGCCTGTTCTGGCTTGGTCGGGATGCGCGGGGCCAAGGCATCATTTACCGGGCCAATGGCTACACGGGTCAGCGGGTCAGCACCCACGCCATAGAGTGGCAGATCCAACAATACGCCGATATGTCCGATGCGGTGGCCTACACCTACCAGCAAGACGGTCACAGCTTCTATGTGCTGAACTTCCCATCGGCTAATGCCACTTGGGTCTACGATGCCTCTACTCAGGCTTGGCACGAGCGGGCCGGATGGGTCAATGGCTCGTTCATGCGACATCGCGGGAACTGCCAAACTTTCTTCAATCAGACGATCACGGTCGGCGACTACCAGAACGGCAACATTTATGCGTTCGATATGGAGGTCTACACCGACTATGACCGGGTGCAAAAATGGCTCCGAACATGGCGGGCGCTGCCAACGGGTCAAAACGATCTGAAGCGCACCGCGCAGCACAGCCTACAACTCGATTGTGAGAGCGGCACAGGTCTTGTGTCTGGGCAAGGCAGCGACCCCCAGGTCATGCTGCGTTGGTCTGACGATGCAGGCCACACATGGTCGCATGAACACTGGGCTCCAATGGGTGCGATTGGTCAATATGGTCGCCGGGTGTTTTGGCGTCGGATGGGTATGACCACCAAGTTGCGCGATCGTGTGTATGAGGCATCGGGAACTGACCCGGTAAAACTCACAATCGTCGGTGCTAATCTGCTGTTGAGCGGCACCAATGCCTAGCAATATCACACCGATTACCCCTTCGCGGGTGCCCATCGTTGACCCGATCACGGGTGGCGTCAATCGCCCGTGGTATATGTTCTTTCAGTCGCTGTATGAGAACAGCCTAGCATATGCTCTTGGCTCGGGCGGTGCAGTAACCCAGTTGACCAGCAAGTCCACATCGGTCATTCTTAACACACTGTGTGGTCAGATTACGATGGCAGCAAGTTCGTTGGCTGCCAATACATCGGTCAGTTTTACCCTAGTCAATGACAACATCAGAGTCACGGACATTGTGCTAGTAAACCCTGCAAATGTCGCAGGTTCATCCCCCACAGCTAATACCTACATTGCTACCTGCGACTCGGTGCTTGCCGGGTCGTGCCGCATACAGGTTCGCAATATCTCAAGCACTTCCGCAGCCGAGGCGCTCGTATTAAACTTTGCAATCGTCAAGGCTGTGAACGCCTAAAGGACAAATATGGCATTCAACCTTTCAGCATTCGCCGGCGCAGGCGCTCAGTTTTTCACCGATAGCGGTGTCCCTTTGTCTGGGGGACTGCTGTATTCCTACGCGGCAGGCACTACGACTCCCGCAACCACTTGGACAACGTCTGCTGGCACCGTTGCCAATACCAACCCGATCGTAATGGACTCGGCGGGCCGCACCCCCAATGAAATTTGGATCACGGGCGGTATTGATTACAAGTTCATTCTCAAGACATCGGCTGGGGTGACTGTTGGCACTTACGACAACATCCCATCGCTCAACGACTTTACTGCTTTCAATAACCTCACCACGGTTACCGGAACCAACTCGCTGATCGGCACCTCGACCCCGCCGTTTACTTCTTACATCACAGGCATGACGATCAGCTTCGTGCCTGTCGCCACGAACACCGGTGCGGTTACGCTTGATCTAGACGGCCTGGGCGCCAAAAACGTCTACTTTGACGCAACTACTGCGCTCAACGCTGGCGCAATTGCCGTGGGTAAAATTGCTACGCTGGAATACGACGGCACCCGGTTCCAGATGACCAATAGCGTCGGCACGGGTCAGATTCCCGATGGTGCGATTACTGCCGCCAAACTTGCCACCGATTCGGTCACCACGATCAAGATCACCGATCTAAACGTCACAACCGCCAAACTTGCCGACAACGCGGTTACCACGGTCAAGATTACCGACGGCAACGTGACTGCTGCCAAGTTGTCCACGGGTGCACCGTCTTGGACTTCAGGCGGTGTGTTCTCAATGAATAGCGGTTATGGATCAACTGCTACGGCTTACGGATGTCGCGCTTGGGTGAACTTTAACGGCACGGGCACTATAGCGATTCGGGCAAGCGGAAACGTGACCAGCATCACAGATAACGGTGTTGGCGACTACACAGTCAACTTCACGACTGCAATGCCCGATGCCAATTACGCAACTTGCGTCAATTCCACAAGAGATACCGGATACCCCATTCCGTTCATAAATACCCAAGCAACGGGAAGTGTTCGGATTAACACTACCCAATTTAACGCAAGTGTCGCAACGGCAATTGACACCACAATTACCAATGTTGCCGTTTTCCGCTAAAGGTCAACCATGAATCAACGAATCATTTACCCGATTGACGATGGCGGTGTCGCAATCATCATCCCCGCGCCCGATTGCGGTTTGACAATTGAAGAAATTGCGGCCAAAGATGTGCCGATTGGTAAGCCGTTCAAAATCGTGGATGTAAGCGATCTCCCGATTGATCGCACAGATCGTGCGGATTGGAAATACGCGGATATTAATGCTGCGTCTAAAGAATGACCCAAGTCGCCCCAGTCGATCTGTTGCGCGGTAGCGTTGAGGCACTCCAAGTGGAGTTGTCAAAGCTGCCCCAGTATGAGCCGCCCACGGATCATATTTTCCACGGCGGGATGTATTGCCGCCAAGTGTGGCGACCCGCTGGGTGCACGATTGTGGGCAGGGTTCACAAAAAGGAACACTTCTATATGGTCGTCCACGGCACCGTGCTGGTGACTACGGACGAGGGTGCTCAGGAGATTACGGGGCCGTTTTTGTTGTGTTCTAGCCCTGGTACTAAACGAGCAGTTCACGCGCTTACCGATGCTCTGTGCATAACCTTTCATCGGGTTGAGTCAAACACGGTTGAGGAAGTAGAATCGGAACTAACAGAAGACGACCCGACTTCGATGTTCACCATTGGCAATAAGGTGAAAAATCTAGAAATTGAGGTAACACCATGAGTTTTATTGCAGCAGCAGCGATTGGTGCGGGTGGCGCAATTGCTGGCGGTCTTATAGGTGCCAACGCATCCGGTCAAGCCGGACGTATGCAAGCCGAAGCCGCCGATCGAGCAACTCAGCTTCAGCGCGAACAATACAACCAGACCCGTGCGGATTACGAGCCTTGGCGTCAGGCAGGCACGGGTGCGCTTAACAAACTGATTGCGGCATCCGACTACACAAAGTTTGGCATGGATCAGTTCCAAGCCGATCCGGGTTATGCGTTTCGGCTTGCCGAGGGGCAGAAAGCGATTGAGCGGTCGGCTGCTGCTCGCGGGATGCAGTTGTCTGGCTCGACTCTCAAGGGTCTGACAAACTACGGTCAGGGTGCCGCCTCGCAAGAGTACAACAACGCGTTCAATCGGTATCAGGCCGAGCGGGCTGCGACACTTAACCCTCTCCAAGCACTTGCGGGCATCGGTCAGTCGGCAACTAACCAAGTCAATGCCGCTGGTCAAAACTTTGCCAACGCTGCAAGTGACCTGACAACCTCGGGTGCAGCCTCCCGCGCCTCGGGTTATGTGGGCGGGGCCAACGCGCTCAATCAGGCGCTTGGTGGCGTGGGTAACGCATACATGAGCGGTGCAATGATGAACAGGTTGTTTCCGGCAAAAACCGGTGGAAGCAGTCTCCCTTCGTGGTATACCTCTGCGCCGACCACACCGACTATGGTTGACGCTTCCAGCTATTACACACCCGGTCAGTACAGCTACGAAGGCATCGGGTAAGGACAACTCATGGCACTCAATCCCAACATTGCATTGGCTGTCAAAGGCCCGGAGTTTGCTGACCCGCTGGCGATGTACGGCAGGATTGCCGCGATCCAGGGTGCTCAGGCTCAAAACCAACTGGCTCAGTATCAACTGGGTGCTGCTCAACGAACGGAAACCCGCGATCTTGCTCGCATGAACGCTTTGGCGGCTGCGGGTACTGATGAGACGGCAATCGCTAACGCGCTTTTGAAATCGGGTGACATTAAAGGTTATAGCGATCTTTTGAAGGCAAGTGCGGAGCGCAAGACTGCTCTTCTTGGTCAACAAAAAACCGAGGGTGAGATACTTAAAGGCAAACTAGAGCAGTCACGCGAGTTGCTGGGCACAATCAATTCGACTGATCCCGATGCCCCGAATCAGTACTTGGCATGGCATGAGGCCAATCACAGAGATCCGGTTCTTGGCCCAATGCTTGCGGCTCGCGGAGTTACTGCTGACCAAGCACGGGCGCGAATTAATCAAGCAATTGAACAAGGCCCGCAGGCGTTTGCTGATCTGCTAAACCAGTCGAAGTTGGGTGTTGAGAAGTTTATGACGCTCAACGCACCCAAGACTACATCTCAAGACCTTGGCGGTACCGCTCGCCTGATTCAAACCCCAGGACTGGGCGGCCCTGCTACAGTTGTCGCAGGTTCCACGGCTGAGAAAACTCTGACACCCGGTGAAGCACAACGTGGTCAAGAAGTCGATTACGTAAATAACGGTAAATCGTTGATTCCGACTTACAAGATTGGCGGCAAGGCTGTTGAGGGGTTGAAGCCGATTCCGCTAACCTTGAACCCGTATCAAGCGGAACAGATTCGACTGGAGAATGAGCGCCTTATTGAAGAGAGAAAACGGGTCAAACTTGAAGATCGTCGTGTTGCGGTTACTGAACGGCAACAGGAGCTTGCTGAAGATCCGGCGTTCCAAGCAAGAATGACTGAAGCTAAAACTGCTGGCCGAAAGTTTGCCGAGAGTGATGTGGCGGCTGTGCAAAATATGCCCAAGTTGCTCAATCAGGCCGATGACGCATTGAAGTTAATTGATGCGATGGTCGGCAAGGCTCCTGTGAAAGACAGCAGCGGTAAAGTTATTCAGGCAGGTACTGCACCACATCCTGGTTTCAAGTCTGCCGTTGGTATGGGAACTTGGGGCACTCTTGGTATCCCAGGGGTTGCGGCAATGATTCCGGGAACCGACGCTGCCGGTTTCATGAGATATTTCAAGCAGACCGAAGGTGCTGCATTTCTTGAAGTGTTTGAGGCACTTAAAGGCGGTGGCGCGATTACTGAAAAAGAAGGCGAGAAGGCCACTCAAGCCAGAATTCGATTGTCTACCACAACAGACGAAAAAGAGTTCATGACTGCCGCTCGGGAATATCAAGACATTTTGCGTCGAGGCATAGAAAACATTAAAAAGCGGGGCGAACAAGCAAACGCTCGTCTGCGTGATGTGAATTCCTCACCCGTAGCACCATCGAGTTCGGTTACTCCTTCTAGCTTGCCCGCCGCCCCTCCTCTTCCTGCTGGCTATACCCGCGACTGATCTTAAGGAATCAAGATGCCATTTGAAACGGCAACTAATCCGAGCACAGGCGAGAAAGTCGTTCTTGTCGGAAACGAATGGAAACCTTATACCCAAAGCGCAACCAACGCTCAAGGCGGTAAGGCGTTTCTTGTCGGCAACAATTGGTTGACCGATGAGGGGATTCCCAACCAGCGATCAGCCGCACCCGCCCCCGCTGCACCCATGCCCGCGCAGCCAGAACTAACCACCGGACAAAAGATCTATCAGGCTGTGCGGCCCTATGTCGCCCCGACTGTTGAGATGCTGGGTGGTGCTGGTGGGGCCGTTGTCGGCGGCGGTGCTGGATCGCTTCTTGGCCCTGTCGGTACGGCTACTGGTGCTGTAGGTGGCGCAGGTCTTGGCTATGGCATGGCTAAGGAACTGCTAGAACTGGGCGATGTGTATCTTGGCGGCAAAGCTCCCCGCCAAGGTGCTGCCCAAGTTGTTGAGCCTGTCAGAAACGTGCTTGAAGGTAGCACGTTTGAAGCGGGTGGTCGGGTGCTTGGCCCGATTGTCGCCAAGGGTTTCGGCAAGCTCATGGACTTGCGGAGCATCCCGACAAACAAAGCCGCCGATATTGCTCGCAACGCCCTCGGCCCCGATATGCCCGAAGTGATTAACGCACTTAGAGCATCGCAAGGCACCGGGCAAAGTGCGGCGCAGGCTACTGCACAGATCAATAGTCCGACATGGCAGGCGCTAATCGACCGGGCTACGGCGCGTGATCCACGCTTTCTGCGGGCACTGGAGCAGTCTCAAGGCGAGGTGTCGCTCAACGCCCTTGCCAAGCTGGCAGGCGGCACTACGGCCACCGAGACTCGTGCGGCTAACGAACTGGCTAAACAGACGCTTAAAGACATCACAAGCCCCGCTCGTCAAGCATCGCTTGCTCGTGCTAATAAGGGCATGAATGTGGCGGCGCTGGAGGCCGAGGCGGGAGAGCAAGCGGCTGGTGCGACAAGCAAGGTGCAGCAGGTTCGTAATTTGGAAAGTGGCAAAAACAAAGCCATTGACGCTTACTATAAGTACGGCGTAGATGATGCTACTGGTCAGATTGTTCCCACTCAGCAAGCAACCCATATGGGCAACCTTGCTAAAGATGCGGAACGCTGGGCTGTTGATGCCGCCAACGCATCGCTTGATTTGGGTCAAGGTGCTCGGTTTGCACAAGCCGCCGCTGACAGCCTTCGCGCTGCGGGAATTAAACCATTGGAAAGTGGTTCTCTTGTCCAGTCACTTCGTGCTGTCACCAATAATCCCGAATTTGCTGGCAACGACATTCTCGCGGGTGCTGTTAAGACTGTCGCCGATGACATTGCAAAGTGGACAAGTCAAGGGGGCATTATTGACGCTCGGGCACTTGATGCGATTCGCAAGAACTCTGTCAATGCTGCGATTCAACAGCTTCGCCCTGGCGTTGATGCAACCACGCAGCGCAACCTTGCCGCTAGTGTGATGGCAAAAATTAAGCCGATGCTGGTTGATGCAATTGAAGCGTCGGGCGGCAAGGGTTATCGTGCATACCTTAAAGAATATACCGAAGGGATGCAAGAAATTGCCAAGCAAAAACTCAGTGGTGAAGCCCAGCGTTTGTGGAAAACGGACAAAGATGCGTTTGTTCGTTTGGTTCAGGGTGAGTCGCCCGATGTGGTGGAAAAAATTCTCGGCCCCGGCAATTACAACATCGCCACCGAACTTGCAGAAGACACGATGCAAGTGCTGCAAACCCAAGCTCAAAAACGCCTGACCGAGTTGTCAGTCAAGGGGCAGGTAACGGCGGGTCAAGATGCGCTCAAGCAACTGCTTCTAGATCACACCTCGAAACTGCGCCTCCCCTCGTATCTCAGCGCTGTTGCCGCGACAACCAACAAAGCCATTGCCATCTTGGAAAACAAGATTGGAAAAAAGACGATGGGGGTGCTCACCGAGGCGCTCAAGACACCCGAGGGTGCTGCCAATTTGTTGGAGCGCCTGCCTCCTGAAGAGCGCAATCGGGTGCTCAAGATTATTTCTGATCCAGACAACCTTAAAGGCCAAGCTGCTACAGTTGTCAAAGGCGCTCGTAGTGCCGTGGCAAACGCCATCGGATCTAATGCTCTGGCCCCCACTCATGAAAACGCATTGGTAGAGTAATCATGGAAGCTGAAATCGACCCGGTTAAGTATGGTGTCTTGTGGGAACGAGTCCAGACGATGGACAAGAAGATCGACAAGATGGAACGCCAGCTTGAAGAACTTGTTGCTCTAGCCAACAAGGGCAAGGGTGGTTTTTGGATGGGGATGACCATTGCCTCAATGGCTGGTGGCATCATCACTTGGGTCGCAGGACACCTTAAAGGCGGTTAATCATGTTCTCACTTGGCCCACGATCAAAAATGCGTTTGAACGGGGTCAATGCTGATCTCGTCAAAGTTGTCGAACGAGCAATTGAGATAAGCATCGTTGACTTTACGGTGCTTGAAGGACTCCGAAGCCCCGAGCGTCAACGCACCCTGGTCGAGGCGGGCGCAAGTCAAACCATGAACTCGCGCCACATCACCGGACACGCTGTCGATCTTGCTGCCTGGATAGACGATCAAGTTGATTGGTCATGGCCCCTGTATGAGCAAATTGCCAAAGCCATGAAAACAGCAGCGAAGGAATTCAATGTTCCAATCGTCTGGGGCGGCGATTGGACTAACTTCAAAGACGGCCCCCACTTCGAATTGAACAGAGAGGATTACCCGTAATGGATCCCTTGACCATCCTTGCCGCGTTCGGCCCCCTTGCCGTTGACTTGGGTAAGTCGCTTATCTCCCGATTCATCGCTCCGTCGGAGTTCAAGCCCGCGACCATTGACGATTACATCAAGATGCGTGATCTCGATCTCAAAATGTTTGAGTCAATGAACGCAGCCGGAGGCAGCAACCCGTCGTACTTGTGGGTTGAGGCTCTTGTGCGGCTGATGCGACCGACTGTCGCCATGATCGTGCTGGGCACCTGGGCATCGCTCAAGCTCCAAGGCCAGTCAAGCGAAGCCGTAGACAACTTTGCCGCTGCCGTTGGCTTTTACTTGTTCGGTGACCGCACCCTGTTCTACGCTAGAAAAAATGTAGGATCAGGTAAGTAAGCGGTAATGCGAAGGCAAGGCTGAACAGCACCACAAGTACGAAGCCCGCGACACTCGGCAAGTGCTGTCGCCATGACTCAGGCTCGGGGTGCTGCGGGTAGCGCAACTTGATGGGTGCGACTTTGTTTTTCTGTTCCATTTTTAATCTTCTCCTCAGTTGAGAACCGATGTGTGTTGCCACACTCGTAACGGCGATTGACGATGTTGTCGATCTTGTTTGTGCGCGTTTCTTTAATCAACGACCAAGCGCCGCACATCGGGCAGTGCATACTCATTTCAAACCCCTTTCGATTGACGATACTGCTTGACCGCGTTGCGTAACCCTGCCTGCGTGGTAGCCTTCTCGTCAAGTGCCAACGCCTGCGCTTGGTCAAGGGTGTCCTGCATCAAAACGCGGTGGCACATAACCGGAGCACCCTGACCCTGGCGGCGCACCCGAGCGTTGAACTGCTCATACAGGTCAAGGCTCCAGTTGAGGCCATACCAGACTAGGATGTGGCCGTTTTGCTGAAGGCCGTCAATCCCGTGACCCATCGACGCCGGGTGGCCGATCATCAGGGCGCAGTCACCCGTCTTCCACCGGTGCATGGCGTTTGTTAGCGACGCCTCGCTCTTGCACTCGGTCAGGTTGATCGGACGCAATGCCTTGAATCGCTCCATGATCCGCTCGGCGTCTGACCGATAGGCATAGGCGCACAGCACCGGGCTACCCTGGGCCTCATCGATGATGTCCTCCAGTGCATCCAGCTTGAGTTCGTGCACCGGCTCCCACAGCGGCATTCCGGCCACCGGGTACATGGCACCGTTGGAGAACTGCAAGCACTTGTTTGTCAGGGTCGCTTGGTTGAACGCCTCGACCTCTTTGCCGCTGTCAAGCACGAGGAAAAACTCTTTCTCTAGCTTGTCGTACTTGGCCCGCAACTCGTCAGGCATCTCGATCTCGACGTTGTTGACGATCAAGTCAGGCAGCGGGTTGTAGTCTTCTGCGCTCATCTCAAGCGTGATGTCGCCGATCAACTTCTTGATCGTGTCCTCGGTGTCCTCGTATGCCACTTCTTTGTAGGGGCCGACCTTGCGATAGAACCGGGTGCGGAATGCTGTCTTGCTGGTGCCAAGGCGCTCACCCCCATCTACCACAAGGAACTGCCCGTGGAGGTCTTTGTAACCGTTGCTTGCCGGAGTGCCGGTAAGGCCGGTAGCCCAGTCGAACTTATCCGCGATCTTGCGAAACGCCTTAACCCGGTTCGTGGCGCTGTTTTTCATCTTTGATATCTCGTCCCAGATGATCCCGTTGAAGGGCATCGGGCGATCCTTCTTGACGAAGTAGGTCTGTAGCGTTTCGGACAACCAGCCGAGGTTCTCGTAGTTGATGAGGTACACATCAGCCGGACGCAGTAGAGCCCGTGTGCGCTGATCCTTGGTGCCCACAACCATGCTGAATTGGAGGTGCTTGGTGTGCTCCCACTTGACAGCCTCCTGACGCCACACGAGTCGGATGACGCGGATCGGTGCGACGATGATGACGCCTCGCAGGAACTGAGTGCGGATCAGGTGCGCCAGCGTGGTCAGCGTGATGACGGTCTTACCTAAGCCCATGTCCAGCCACAGCATCGAGTGCGGATGCGTGGCTTGAAAGTTGACCGCCTTCTTCTGGTAGTCGTGGAGCAGGTTAGGGGTTAGCATCAATTGCCCTTTGAATACGAGCACCAATCCAGCGAACCACAGGCACGGCCCAACTGTTGCCAAGCGCTTTGTACCTCGGCCCATCTGGGCATTTGTCTTTAATGTTGGTGTAGTTGTCTGGGAAGCCTTGTAGTCGTTCGCATTCGACGGGGGTTAGGCGACGAACTTGTGATTGCACAATGGCTTTTCCTTGATTCACCCATTGATTACTGCCCCATTTTTTACCATCAACCGCTTCAATTGTTGGGTATACGCAAGGCACAAATGTTTCTGACTCGGCATCCAAACGACCCATTGAACCATCATTTAGGCACATAGAAACGATTGCTTCAGTCTCTACTCGGTCGTTCCCTGTGCGACTGAACGGAGGGCCAGCAGTAACTGTGGGGGCAGCACTTTGCCGCGCTTCTCTGCTCGGCGCAATATCCCGGCGCAAGCCTTCGAACTCAAAAAGAATCTCGGCGGGATTGATGTCTGCTCTAGCACTTGCGACAACGAACACACGCTTGCGTCGTTGGGCCACTCCGAAATATTGGGCATCGCAGACCCGCCACGCGATTGTTCTTTGGGAACCAAACACACAACCAGCGTTTTGCCATTTGCCCCCTGGTGGTTGTAGTTCACCATCTTCTCCGGCAAGTCCCGCCAAAAAGCATCCGAATGCGTTGTCTTTGGTGTTGAGGACGCCGGGCACGTTTTCCCAGAAGATGACGGAAGGAGCCAATCCGGCAAGTGATCGTCTGAAGTCAATGACATTAGCAATCTCGCAAAAAGTTAAAGACAAGTTACCCCGCGCATCGTCCAAAGACTTACGCAAACCCGCAACGGAAAACGCCTGGCAAGGTGTTCCCCCACAAAATAAATCAGGAGCCTCAACTTCTCCGCTCAGGATGCGATCAGGCAGCGATGTCATGTCCCCATGATTAGGTACTGTGGGGTAGTGATGTTGAAGAACTTCACAGGGAAACTTTTCAATTTCGCTGACCCACGCGGCTTTCCAACCCAGCGGCTCCCATGCAACGCTGGCGGCTTCAATGCCTGAACAAACAGAACCGAACCTCATTGACACACCTCAATCATGTCGTCAACCATCCGCAGACCCGCGATCACATCGTCGATCACATAGACCACGACCTTGTACTGACGCAGCCGATGATGCTCGCGCTCCTGGGCTTGCGTGGGCTTCTCTCCGCTGCGTTTGAACTCGCAAAAAAAGATTTTTCCACTCGGCAGCACAAACATTCGATCAGGCACCGCAGCCCTTGCGGGACTGGTGAACTTGTAGACCATGAGCCCGCGTTCTTTGGCGTAAGCGCAGACCTTGGCTTCAATTTGCTTTTCGAGCATTGGTCACCACCAGTTGTCGATATGCGTCAATCGCCGCACGAAGGTCTTCACGCAACGCCTCGATTTCTTTCTCTTGCTCTTGTAGCCGCTCGTAGCACTGTGAAGAAAACTTCACAAGTGAGCCGTGCTCCCAGGTTTCAAAAATCACGCTAGACCCAGACATAGCTTTTCCACTTCTTGAATGTAGTAATCAAAGTCAATCGGCAACTTGGCGTCGGCAATGTCATTGCATACCTGTACACCCCAGCCACTCTCGACGCCAATCCTGCGCCACTCGGTCTTGCCCTTAAGCGGCGGCATCCACTTGAACAGCGGCTTCCCACCCTTGGCGATGTAATAGCGCGTGGTGTTCTGCACCCGCTCCTCGCCCCACTGCAAATAGCTAGAGCGCGGCACCTTGGTACGGAGCATGAAGTCCATTTTGTCGGGCCACCGTTCGACTGTCTCGCGGATCGGTGCACCATTGACTAGCACCTCCTCTACCACCTTGGGCACCACGAGGCCACCGGCGTTTTGGTGCCAGCCCATCTTGTACTCGTATGCACCCTTGCGCTTGACCTTGCCGTCAGCGTACCGAGCGATGTAGTTGTTGACATCGCGGATGAACATATGGGAGTAGACGGCCTCCTCCAGTTGCAACCCGGTGCGTGTCTCCCACGCGCTGCGAGCCAAGTCCACAAGCCACCTGTTCTCGCGGGGCACCTTGAGCGTCATGCCGTCAGTGTTGACCTGAATGATCTCGACACCCTCGATCTGCATCATCCCCTCGGCGAGAACACACAGCAGCAACTGACCGTTGAGCGTGATGCTCATCGTGAACAGCGGGTCATAGAACACGCTGAACTGGTTGTTGCTGTCGCCGTAAACGCCGTTGAGCGCCAGCTTGAGCATGGCGTTCTCTGCCGACGCCTTGGGATAGGTCTTGCGCTGCTCGTAGAGGTTCTTGTAAATCTCCACAAAGGTGTCGCCAAGGTGGGCGGGGAAGAATCTGTTGCTGATGGCAAGGTTCGGGTAGTACGAACTGACATCCAAGTCAATGATCGTGTAATCGTCATCGGACTCGACCACCGTGGACTCAACCGAGCCGTGGATACCCCCGAGGCCGAACACAAAGGTGAAGCCGTTGATGGTCGCCGTCAGATCGGTGAACACGCCCTTCGTCTCGGTGATCTGCTGCTGTTTGAGCCAGTCAAGGATCCGATTGAACTCGGGCTCTTGGAATGTGATCCACGGCAAGATTGCCTCGCTGAGATCAATCACCGGGCGCTTGGTCTGCCTAGGTGTGCGACCCTTGGTGCCGTAGTCGTAGCAAGGCACCCCCGCCTTCTCTAGTTGCATCACAAAGTAGTCCTTGCCGATCTTGGTGTCGTTGTGATTGAGGAAGTCGCGGTTGTACTTCGTGCTCAGTTCCTCGCGGAATCTAATCATGTCCCGCGAATGTGTATAGAAAGCCTTGGTTTGCTTTACATCATGCTGGTTGTAGCGCTTGAGCACTTTGATCTGCTCGCGGGTGAGCACGGTGCCCACGGGGAACGGCAAGTCCTCGATGCTGTCGGAGCGCATATTAAATTCCAGCACCTTGAGGCTCGTGGCGCGAGCCTTGTTGTCAAAGTGATGGATTTTGAATAGGTCAATCTGAGTGACAAACTGGTCGGTGGGCTTGACTTGATGCGTCCATTTCGACTCATCATCCTGCGAGCCAATGATTGCCTGTGCCTTGTTGTAGAGGGTGGCTGCGTCACTGTGACCCATGCGAATCAAAGTGTGTAGGACAGGGTAATCGAACCCCAAGTTGTTAAAACCAACCATGCGGCTGTCGGTCTGCTTGAGGTAAGTGAGGAATTCAATGATCGCTCGGCTATCGTTGCGAACGTCACTGATCTCATACATCCACGACAGTGGTACTTCAGAATGTTCGACCGCCAGCGTGAACACGTTGGGATAAGTCTCGATGTCATAGATGAAATCACTCATTACAGTTACTCGGGTAACGGGGGCCGAAGCCCCCGATTGATTACGACTGAGTCATCATGAAGGGCGGCAGGCCCATCGCGGGGGCGGTTGCTGCTTGAGCAAACATCCCAGCGGGAGCACCGGCGACAGCACCAAACAGCTTGGACGCATCGACAGCATTCTCGCCGAACGCCGCATCGTCGCCAGCAAACTGAACAGCGATCAGGTCACAGCGAACACCGCGACCATAGCTGTTCTCTTGCAGCCAAGGTTTGACCGCAGCGTTGACCCGGCAACCGCCGTACATCTTGCGAGCGAGCATTTGGTATGCCATCGTGTTCGCCGGGTCGATCGGCTGACCATCGGCTTGGATCATCTGCGGTGCAGAGTCACGGCCTGCCGTGATGAACACATGACCAGCATAGCCATCGTAGGGTTGGAAGGTTTTCTTGTTGACCTTCTCCTCGCCACGACCAAAGCAGCGCAGCTTGCGATCCGTTTGGATCATGCCCATCACGGCCTGACCGTGTTCTTTCCACTTCTCAAGCGCCATCGCAGCGTAGCGTTGCATGAACTGCTGGAAGCCCGCGTGATCCTGGGGCATGATGAACTCGCAGTTGTAGCTGATGCGCTCTTTGCCGTTGGACTCGTTGACCTGCCGCTGGGGCTCGGCGAGGTGGGGGAACGACAGACGCACGTTCGACAGAAGAATGATTTCAGACATTTACAGTTACCTTTTAAAGAAGCCACGAGGGCAGGGATTCGGCAGCGGGTGCTGCCTCAATTGCGCTGAACAGAGGTGCAGCGTTAACGCTAATGGCCTTGCGGCTATCAGACTCGGGAACGACGGTCAGCTTGCCTGCTAACTTGACGACATATTCGCCGTCCATAGTCTTGAGTTGCCTGTCGGTAAGTTGCACTTTGGTGCCGTCGCGCTTCTCCCAACTCAGCTTCTCAGCCTTGGCGGGACTGACAAGTTTCGTTTCGTAGATAGCGCTCTTAGGGATACCCATCTTGACCAGCTTCTCAGCCATCTGATCCTCAGGCAACGCCCATGCGCGGGAGCCGCGACCATTGACCAACTTGAGGCCAGGGATAGACTGCCCAGCCTCCAGACGGCGCAGGGCTTCCTTCTCCACACCTTCAAGGAGTTGACGCATCAGGGGAGCGGCTTCCATGATCTGACGCAATTGATCGTCGCTCATGGCCGTGGGATCTTTATCGGCAGACTGCTGCGCGATGTCGAGTGTTTGCATTACAGGCTGGAACATGATTCCCACCTCCTTCATTACGTTACCTGCCAGCGCGGCGCATGAGCCCTTAGCGCGGCAGTATTTACATTGACTTTCACCCGGCACCAGCGGTGCATCAGGGGCTTCGGTAGCCCTTGCCTGCTGGCCCAGCAATGATACACGATCGAGCAGTTCCTTCGTGGTCACTGTCCATGTGCTGATCGGATTCATGCCCTTGAGCGCCAGCTTAGGTTGAATGATCGTCATGCGGACTTCTTGCCACGGGTACTGCTCAGGCACGTTCCAGCCAAGCTGACATTCGGCCAGGACACCGATGGCGTACTGCTCCAGTTGCAGGTTGCCCTCGGCCTCCACAATGCCCATGCCGTCCTTGTAATCGATGATCTCCAGCACACCAAGGCCGCGCAGTTGCACATCCACGGTACCGCTAAGATCGTCGCGGTGCAGGAACCACTTAGGGTCAACCCGAGTCTCGGCGATCACTTCGCACATACCAAGGAACACTTCTTTGCGCGACTTGATGTAGTCAAGGGCCACCTGCACACGGGCAGCGCGAGGTGCGTCCACAAGGAACTCGCCTTCATGGTCAGTCAGCAGCAAGCCGACGAAGGTCGATGCATCCCTGTGCATTTCGATGCAGTGCTCCAGCAGCGTGTGCGTGTGGGTGCCGTCAACCGCAGCAGGGCCGGAGTCCTGCTCGGGGTACTTAGCCTCTTCCCGAATCGAGCCGGAGCACAAGGCCCAGCGGCTGCGCTTCGATGGGGACAGTTGCGCGTGGGCGGGCATCACGCAGCCTTCAGAGCCTCAACACCCTGGTACAGGGCGGCGTAGTGCTCGGGCTTGACATCGCTGATGTTGTGGTACGCGAGGCTCGTCAGCACGTTCTGAATTTGAGCGCCCTTCTGGGGGCCAAGCGCTTTGTACGAGGTCATGACGTAGTCGATCAAACCTTTGCCGTCGGTGAACGGTGCGCCGGTGGGAACCGGAACAGGTGCAGGGGCGACGAAGGTCGGCGGCGCGGGCATGACTACCACAGGAGCGGGTGCAACCACGGGAGCGGGCACAGGAGCAGCCACGATAGGGGCCACCACGGGTGCGGGCTGCACTACTTGTGCAACGGGTGCAGCAACTGCTACATTGCCGTTCTCCAGCTTGGCGGTCAGTGCGACCACAGCGGCGGTGAGGGCTTCAATCTTGAGTTCGAGTGACATACAGGCTTTCTTTACGAGTTACAGGAGGAGTGATGGTGAGGCGGTTTTCAAGAAACGCCTCGATGAGTTCACGCAAAACATCGCTTGGAATTCCAAACTTTTTAGCTTTGGCGTGAAACTTGGAGTGCATCTCGTTCGTGACTCGCACGACCAAGAAGCTCAATTTGGGTCTAGGGTTCATAAAAATTCCCGAAGCAATGCTTGCAATGTATCACGGGTGCGGTACACTGTGCAACATCTTTTTGAGAAATTTTTTAACCGCCCAAAAGAAAACCCCGGCGGGTGAGGCCGGGGTTAAAACGGAGATGAAATGAAACGCAACAAAGAAAGCGAGATCAGTATATGACAGTTGCCTCGTCGGTGCAACAGCACCCGGCGTCCGTCGATGCGTACATCAGACACGGGTGGTCGCTTGTACCCATCCCGATGGGGACAAAAGGCCCACGCACTCCTGGGTGGAACATTAAGAGCAACGCGCTCAAGACGCAGTCCGAGTTGCCGCTCGGCTACGGCATCGGGCTTGCCCACGCTTATAGCGGCACGATGGCCCTCGACATCGACGACTGGGGTATGGCAGGCACCCTGCTGCATGAACGCGGCATAGACCTGCAAGCCCTATATACAGCGCCCGATGCAGTCATCATTGACAGTGGCAGACAAGGGCACGGCAAACTGCTTTATCAGATGCCCTTCGGCATAGCGCTACCCTCGAAGAAGATCCTGCACACCGGCGTGACAGCATACGAACTACGCTGCGCCACCAGCAACGGCCTCACCGTGCAGGATGTGCTGCCGCCTAGTATCCACCCAGATACCCGGCAGCCTTATCGCTGGGCAGGCAGTGGCAACTGGATGCGTTTGCCTGTGATCCCGCAGCCCTTGCTTGATCTGTGGCAGTCGATGCTCACCCAAGACAAAGAGCGCACGATCAGTACTGATGGTGCGGTGGACGCATCGTGGGAAGAGATCCGTCAAGCCATCGAGTTTGTCCCCTCGGACTGTTCGCGTGACGAGTGGGTCAACATCGGCATGGCGATGCATTGGGCGGGGACACAGACAGAGCAGCTTGACCAAGCTCTGCACCTCTGGAACGAGTGGAGCGCACAGTCGCAAACCAAGTACCCCGGCGAGAAAGAGATCATCAAGCAGTGGAGCAGCTTCCGCTCGGACAAAGCCACTGCGGTCAAGCTGGGCACACTCTTTCACATCGCCAAGCAGCACGGGTGGCAACGTCCTGCGCTCGATGTGAGCGATCTGTTCAAAAACATCGCACCCCCAAAACTCACCCCCGCTGATCTCACGGCTGGCCTGCGCCCCCAGCCGCCCGAGATTGACCTAGACCTGTGGCCTGCAATCCTAGCGGAGCGGGCACGGCAGATCAGCGGGGAGATGGGGTGCGATCCACTAGTGCCGCTGTTCGCAGGCATGGCTGCGATCTGCGGGGCTGCTGACTCTCGCTCTCGCCTGGAACTGATCCCTCGGTTCCAAGTGCCGCCTGTGTTGTGGCTGATGACGATCGGTAGCCCTGCGCTCAAGAAGAGCCCAGGCTCAAAGCCCATGCTCAAGGTGTTGCCCGAGATTGAGTACGAGGATCGTCCACGGTATCAGAAAGAACTGCTGGCATGGGAGGGCAAAGAGGCAGCATACAGTGCGGCGAAGAAGTCATTCCTAGACTGGTCAGCCTCACCCGATGCACTACTGGGTGCAGACCAAGCGCCCCATGTGCCCGAGATGCCCGCGCAGCCCGTGCCCGTCAAGATCACGATCGGCGACATCACGAGTCAGAAGATGGTGCGTAGCGCAGCCGATCGTCCTCGCGGCCTGCTGCTGCACCTTGACGAAATGAACTCATGGATCAGGAAGCTCACCGACAAGTCAAGCGGTGATGATCGGTCGGCATGGGTTGTGTCGTATGAATCCGATCGGTATGAGATGGATCGCGTGGGTGCTGGCAGCATCCATTGCGAGAACCTCGCCGTCAGCATCTACGCCAACGTGCAGCCTGAGATCTATCGGCAGAGTGTGGCTGCACTGGCCGCTGACGGCCTGCTCCAGCGGTTCATCCCCGCAGTGCTGCGTGAACGGGATTGGGGCATCGGTGACCCCATCCCCGACTTTCTGACCAACATCAGCGCCTGGGAAAACACGGTGCGCCTCGTGTACTCGCTGCCCGCGCAGACGTACAAATTGAGCCCCGAAGCATACGAGGTGTTTCGGGATTTCCAGCGTTGGTACAACCAAGCCAAGCAGGACGAGGTGCTACTGCGTAGCGGGGGGACTTTTCTGACCGCTTTTGGCAAATTAGAGGGCACCGTTGGCCGTTTGGCTCTGCTGTGGCACATGATGGAAAGCCCTTTCTCGCCCACGGTGAGCGCCGATGTGATTGAACGTGTGGTGCGATTCATCAAAGGTTATGTGATCCCGGCCTACCGCTACGCTTATGGTGAGATGGGCACCACGTTCGAGGAGTGGGTCGTAGACTATGTGATCCAGTACGCCGACAAGCCCATCCTGACCCTGTCCGAGATTAAGCGCAGTGCCCGTAGGCAGCTAGAGGGTAAGAACAACTGGCTGCAAGACCAATGGGTGCTTGGTGCGATGCAGGTGCTCGAAGAAGCGCAGTATGTGATCCGCATGGATGATGGCAGCAAGGAGCACCTGCATCAGGCACAGTGGGCGATCGACCCTAGGCTCGTGACGATGTTCGCCGACTACCGGGTGAGCGTGATCCGCGCCAAGCAGCGGCAGAAGGACGACATCTACAAGCTGTCCACGAAAGAAAAGCCCCGAGTCTACGGGGCCGACATTTTAGCGGGCTAACAGATACAACCCGATGTTGCTGAACGCATAGCCTGCATAGACAATGCACATATGTGTGTTGCCTTTGGTCAATTGTTCAACAGATATGTATGCGTAGATCGCACCTGTTACGATGATGAGCCACGGACTCATAAGTGGCTCACATCAATCACTTGACCACGGAACTGGATATGATTGTCCGAGAACTTCTGCGCGACCTCCGGGTACAAGAGTTCACCATCCTTGAAAGTCAAGACCGCGAAGCCGCTGCGCCAGTTCGTCGGACTGTCTTCGAGATAATCTATGAACTGCGGCCCGTCGGTGTCCGCCAGGGTGCCAGTATCGACCCCATACCGTGTTCCATTGTAGTCGGAGTACGGAGTCACCTTCAGCGAATGGAGGTGTCCGGTTACGATTGTTTTGCCGCCGCTTACAGTATTGTTGTGAGTTGCATGGATGCCACCCTTGTAGCGGTGCTTGACCACCACCTTATCCGTGAGCCAAGTAGACCAGCAGGCAACCCATGCTGGAAAATGATCTTTGAGGTGGAACCCTCCTACCCCCTCGAACTCGGGGGCATTCTGAGCGAGACGGTTCTCGAACCGCGCGTCGTGATTGCCTAGAGGCCAGATTAACTGGCAGTTGTGCCGCGCTGCTTTAGCGGCCTCTTCAATCTCGCCAAGACACGCTTCGCACGCTTTAAGCTCTTGAATGATTGACGGCTTTGAGTCCCAGCCAATACGAGGGTAGCGGCTAATTGACGCCCCATCAAACGCATCGCCGTTGTTGATAACAGCTTTCGGTTGCAGTTCTTTGATTGCCCAGAGCAACCCTTTGAATGCGGTGCTGCGGATTCCAGGCCAGAAGTGCGCGTCGGAGAACACCAACACGGTGCCATTTTCAATGCCCGCATGATGTCGACCTTTGTGATGATGCGCTGTTTGTAGGTGTTTGTACTGATCGCTTTTTACAGCAAGTTCGATTTTGTGTTTGAGTTCTATTCGACGTCGGCGGCGCATAAGACCGCGTACATTCATATCAAGATCTTTTGCCATCTTGTCGGAGTTACCCCCACAAGAGCGCCAAGTTTCGATGAACTCGTCGTCACTAATTCTTGGCTTGGGCATACAAAACCTTCTCCAATATGTTAATGACGCCGTGCTCCAGCGCCTCAAGTTGATCGTCAGTCGTGCGCGGATCTTTTGCGGCTACCATGAAATCCTGTAGCAGCACATGCAGAATTTCATGGAGAGCAGTCTTGCTCAAAGACTCGGATGTGATTTCTGTACCCCCGAAATCGCCGAGTCGATAGGTGGCGAGTTTGGCACCGATGTCAAATTCGATGCTCGCCATAGCGTTCTTCGCGGGCTTCCGGCCTCGTTCTATGCGCCAGTTGTGAAGCGACAGAACAGTTTGCCAATGCTCAACGTATTGGTCAAATTCTCGTGCTTGATCGGAATCTGGCACATTTTTCATACCAGAATAATAGAAAATATTTTTGACAATTCAACTTATAAATATTGTCATACTAAATGACTAAGGCCCGGATCACCGGGCCTTTTCTTATGCTGCCAACTGGAGCAGCGGGTCGTTCATGGCCCGCCGCTTGTCTCTCAAGCGCTTCTGTCGCTCCGCTTGGGTCATCCGCACACGAGCGGCATCTTTGCCCTTACCGAGTTTGTAGATTTTGATGATGTGCCTTCCCCGCGCATCGGCCTCATAGCGCACGATGTGGGCCGCGCCAAAGCGATGCAGTTCCCGCGTGTACTGATAGATCGTGACGAGGTGTAACCCTGTCTCATCTGCCATCTCTTGACAAGTGAGGTCACCCTGGAGCAACAGGGCGCACATCTGGGCATAGAGCACCGCGCCCATCTTGACCTGTTTACGCATTTTTCTCTCTGAGTTTGTTTTCGATGAGGTGATAAAAGGCCAGCATACCCATGCCCTCGTGACGATCCAGGATGGCTTGATATTCGTCAGTGGTGAGACTGACCCACGGGCGCGGGGCTAGCTTTGCCTTGATTGCGTCGACGAGCATAGCCCGGTCGAATGCGTCCTCGGGGCTGTCCTCAATCCACCGCAGGCAGAGGGTGAGTAGTTCGCGTTCAGTCATGTGTTTTTCCTTTCATGATTACTTCGCTTTCCGTTTCAATCCATACTTTTGCGCCGCACGATAAAGGCTTGTCCGGACTGTAGAAAATTCGGCTCGGGCCAAGGATCTCTACCTCGTGGGCATAGACGTTGGATTTGTAGGTTTTCACCGTCAGCACGGGGTCAGTCGCGCCTGTCTTTGCGTTGCTTCTGATGACGTGTTGATTTACATGGACAATGGTTTTCATTTGTCTTTCTCCTTAAGATACTTTTTTGTATGTTGCGGGTCATAGGGGTGCGTCCTCGTAGTCCTCGTGACCCAGTGGGACGCGAGTGGGTTGATTGATGGGTATGGGTTGGGGTGGGAAAGGCCAATTCATTTTTTCAATTCTTTCTCGGGATAAATTGATTTTTGTACATGAGTCAATTCCTTAGCGAAAAGCAGCGTTCCAGTTTCCTCAAGGTCGATCGGATGAAAGAACACAACTGAGAGCCATGCAAGGGTGAGGCCCAGGACAAGCCCGCAGACAAAACCGATAGCGAATGTCATTTTCAATTCTCCAGTGGTTCAGAAAAAGTTTCGGATGCCTTATAAGAGGCCGAATCCTCAATTGGCGGTCAATGATTCGGGATTTTTCGGCATGACCAAATCGCCTCGCGGTTTGCGCCCACGTTTAGCGGGCACCTTGGGTTCACCCAGTGGCGGGATAAACGATTCGTGCAGGGCGGGTGCGAGCGCTTCGATGGTGCCCAGTACGTCGACCAGTCGCAGCACCGATGCGTTGGGTGACCGTTCACCGGTCACCCACTTGTGGAACGTGTACAGGGGGACGCCGAGGTAAGCTGCGGCGCGGGGTTCATCAAGGGACAAGCGGGTCATCAGGGCTGCGAATTCGGGCCTGGGTGCGGGTTTGATAGAAGTGGACATAGGTAGGATTCCAATGGGTCAAAAAAGCCCGCCAGGGGGATCCTGGCGGGTGCGGGTTGCAGGGATGGGGATTAGAGGTCTAGTGCGTGACGGATGATTAGTACAGCCACCGCGACAAGAATGAACGTCACCATTAAGTGCGTTCCTCACCCAACGCACCCTGAATACGTTCCAGTAGATTTTGGAAAAATTCAGGGGCATAGTCGGTGTTTTTGGCATGGTCTTCTACGAATGCCAACGCAACCCGCAGGGTATCCCGCAGGGATTCACTCTGTTCAAGGGATTGGGTTTTCTCATAGTGCAGCCGATCACACTCAGCATCAAGGTCAGCGATGCGGGCGAACAATGCAGCCGTGCCGGTGTAGCCCTCAGCGTATGCGAGTCGCTCCGCTTCGTCGGCGGGTAGGGTTTGTAGGTCGATCACGCGAGGGTTCACGCCAGACCCCCTTTCCACACCGAACCGAGATCCGCCCAGGTTTTCCACGATTCGACGATATGAGTGCCGTAACGCGGTTTGGTCGTGCGGATATTGACGCGGATCATTTCAGACCGTTGACGTGCAACACGCTGAACTTGTTCAGCCTGTTCAATCGTGTCGCATTCAACGATCATTTTGTTAATGCGATCGGAGGCATAGCCCCAGCCCGACATAAATTTATCAGTCATCGTGACATAGAGTTTCATGGTTTCATGCTCCAGTGGGTTACAGGGTTACAGGGAAAGGTACTTTTTCTCAGCCCGACGCATGGCACGATATTCGCGTCGAATCAGGTCGATCAAGGGTGCACTGCCACCCCAAATCAACGTAGGGCCACGGCACTCCAGTCGTTCGCACACTTGGGCACCGTCGTCAAAGCGCACATACCCGCCGCTGCGGGGTGCGAACACTTCGAACTCGATGGGGGTGCCATCGAGTCGGTGGGGATAGCGCACCAAGGCGCGATTGTGTTCTAGGTGCTTAAAGTAAGCTCGCATGATTCAAGCCTCCCAGATGGCGTAGTTTTTGGGCATCCGTTGAATTCCGTGCTGGGCACGGAATCGGGAAACAGCATCCCGCTTATTTGTGCCGTAAATGGTCATGGTGTAAACCCAACCGGGAATGTGAATAGCAAACGATCGCATAATATGTGCTCCAGTGGGTTACAGGGTGAACAGGAACAGAATGAAAGCGTACAGGGCGAGTGCTGCGACGACAGCACCCAGGACGACTTGAAGGGTGCTGGGTTCGCGTCTAGCCCGCTCGATGGGTTCGGGGTGTAGATCGACGTAGGTGAGACGGTGACGGGACATGGTAGGTGCTCCAGTGGGTTAGGGTTAAATGGCCCAGGGTTGACCCTAGGCCAGGCGAAACTTAATCGACGGCCTTGACGTATCCGTCAGCGTCAATGACAACACGGCTGCCGTCGAAAAACTCGTAAACACCATCTGCGACGAGTTCAAAGCGCTCGTGTTCGGAATAGAAAAAGTCTTCGGGTGTAACGTGCAAGTGCCCATTGATGTATTTATCAGCGATTGTACCGACCCGAAACTCAGATCCGCTCACATAGATCAGCGAACCATCAAAGAGCTCGTAGACAGTCGCCTCCCCGTCCCAGTCTTGAACGAGTGAGCACGAGTGATGATCGGCGAGTCGCTGGGCTTGTGCTTTAGCGCCATGCTCGTACAGCGCGACAATGTTTTCTGCTTGGGACATAGTAAGTGCTCCAGTGGGTTAACGATTACAGGGACGAGTAACTATAGATCAATCACCCGCTGGGTGATTGAATTTGTTTCTATGGACAGGCCAGGCCTCATAGGGAAATCCTATGGGCCCAGGTTTTGCCAATCAGCCGAAATAGAGGACATCGACTTGATGCGTCGCGGCTTGAATGACTCCAACGATTTCGCACGAGTCGCAGTCGGGCATGAGTCGGATGAGATCGTCCGCTGCGCGGATGACTCGCAGACAATCAATAGCGCACCCATCGGTTTCGTCCATTCCCAGAATGTCGCTATCAAAGTGCATCCACCGCGAAGAGAGGATTTCGGAAAGTTTCATAGTGTGTGCTCCAGTTTCTGCGGGATTCGCATTCCAATGCACCCATCGAAAGGTGCATCAGAATGGAATCAGACAATGAAGTCGGGATGATTTGTGACTTCGAAGATTTCAGCCCAGCGCATCAATTGAACACGCGAGGTTTTGGTGCGGGCTGCGCGGATCAGCGCGGAAAGGCCGCGAGCTACAACGTCTTTCATGTTTCCCGCGTTGTATTGGGAAAGGTTTGTGACTTCGCGGATTTCGGATTTAGTCATGATGAGTGCTCCAATGGGTTAACGATTACAGGGGCGGGGTGAATCAGTAGCCGAACATCCAGATGGGCAGGGCTTGTTTGCGAATCAGGCTGGCACGGGTTTTGGGGTGAAGGAACGCCACATCCATCCACTTGTAGTGCGCTTCGATGGCGACATCGTGGGCGAGCATGGCATCTTGGGCGAGCTTGTCGGCGCCGCCGAAAGTGGAGGCCATCAGAGCGTGGCGGGCGAGGGCGAGCTTCGCAGCATGGCGAGCTGCTTCTGCTTTGGTGAGGCATTCGGTTTTGGTCATCAGTGCTCCAGTAGGTGCGTTGTTGAAGTCTCAATGATACCCAGTGGGTTGCACGAGTCAAGAAATCAATTCCAATCAAACCCAGCGGGTCAATAGGAATTCTCTATCCCACTGGGTCTAGTGCGTTGGGGGTGTGACAACTGCACTAGCGGCGAGGGGTAGGGTTTTGAGATTCTGAAAAATCTGTGCTTTTCAAAAAAGTCGTGGGACAAACCTAGAACCCGCGGAAGCCGGTTGTCACACTCGCCGCCCTGAACCCACTGGAGTCGTTCCAGCGGGTCAATAGCACCCGCTGGGTCAATGGTTCACTTACCCGCTGGGTTCCCGAGTACCCGCTGGGTTGAGTGCTCATCCGCTGCGTTGCACCACGACCCAGCGGGTTTCCGTTGTGCGTTGCACCACGACCCAGCGGGTTTCCGTTGTGCGTTGCACCACGGCCTGGGGCGACCTGGATTCCCTGGCCGACGGGGGCCGGGTAGGGCCGGCGCAACTGGCCTGCGGCTACGGTGGCACCACGAACCATTTTTTAAATTTTTCAAAATAAGCAGTTACCCACCGGGTTCCGAAATCCCATTAACACACCGCCGGTCAGTTATGCTAGGATCAGTGCCACTATGGAAAAGCCCATCGCACAATCCATAGGCGCAGATGTATCGCTGCCAGACTGGCTTACTGCCGGTGACCCTGCGCCTATCAAGCCCTCTCGGGAGGCTAGAGTGCTTGTGTTTCAACAGTTTGAGACTGTCTTCCCTCGCGTGATTGACCTGATCGCATCGGGCTACACGCTGACCAGCGCGGTCAAGGAAGTGCCCTACGGGATTGATCTCGGAGCGTTCACCCGCTGGATCAAAAAAGACCCCACGCGCAACGAGTTGTACAAAGAGGCCAAGGAGATCCGCACCGAGGCCTGGGCGGGTAAGGTCATCGAACACGCCACCGCTGAGGACTCGTTTGAGGATGTAGCGCGATCCAAGCTGATCGTCGATGCCTACAAGTGGCTGATGGCTGCGGACAATCGCAAGACTTACGGCCAATCGACCCAGATCGAGTTGGGTGGGCAGATTAGTATCTTGGGAGCGTTGGCTGCGGCTAACGAGCGCACACTCGAACTGGTTGAGGATGTGACACCTCGCCTTGAAAACGACTAATGCAAAAACTCAGATACAGCGCAGAAGAAGAGCAACTGTTGATGGCGCAGTTGTGGTCTGCTCAGATTAAAGATGACCCAGAGGCTTTTGTATTGTTCTGTTTCCCGTGGGGGCAGGCCAACACACCACTAGAGCGATTCAAAGGGCCGCGTAAATGGCAAAGAGAAACTCTTCGGGACATCAGGGATTTCATTCGTGAGAATCGAGACAAGTTGTCGCAAGAGGCGCTGATCGACGCGATGCGGCAAGCCGTGTCGTCTGGCCGGGGTGTGGGGAAGTCGGCACTGGTTAGCTGGCTCATCCTGTGGATGCTGACAACTCGGATCGGTAGCTCCGTCATCGTGTCGGCTAACAGCGAGGCGCAGCTTAGAAAAGTCACTTGGGGTGAGTTGACTAAGTGGGCCACCATGAGCCTGAACGCTCATTGGTGGGAGCCGACGGCTACGAGCCTTCAGCCCGCGCAGTGGCTATCCGAACTCGTCGAGCGTGACCTCAAGAAGGGCACCCGGTACTGGGGCGCTGAGGGGAAGCTCTGGAGCGAGGAAAATCCTGACGCCTATGCCGGTGTGCACAACATGGACGGCATGATGGTGATTTTCGATGAGGCGTCGGGTATCCCGGATAGCATCTGGTCAGTGGCTGCGGGCTTCTTTACAGAGAACATTTTGGATCGGTATTGGCTGGCGTTCAGTAACGGTCGGCGAAACACCGGGTACTTCTACGAGGCGGTGGACGGGTCAAAGCGGGATTTCTGGCGGTCAAAGAAGATTGACGCTCGGCAGGTCGAGGGCACCGACAAGTCGATCTACCAGCAGATCATCGAGGAGTACGGCGAGGACAGCGACGAGGCTCGCGTCGAGGTCTATGGGGACTTCCCCAAAAGCGGGGCTGACCAGTTCATCGGGCCGTATCTGGTCGATGACGCCATGAAGCGGCCCAAGTACAAAGACCCGTCAGCACCCATCGTCGTTGGCGTTGACCCCGCTCGCGGGGGTATGGACTCGACCGTGATCGTGGTGCGCCAAGGGCGTGACATCGTGGCGATCAAACGCTACAAGGGGGACGACACCATGACCACCGTGGGTAACGTCATCGACACCATTGAGGAGTACCGCCCCGCGCTGACCGTAATCGACGAGGGTGGGCTGGGCTATGGGATCCTTGACAGACTGACCGAGCAGAAGTACAAAGTGCGCGGTGTCAACTTTGGCTGGAAAGCGAAAAACCCGGTCATGTGGGGTAACAAGCGAGCCGAGATGTGGGGAGCCATGCGAGACTGGCTCAAGACGGCCAGCTTGCCCCAGGACAGAATGCTCAAAGCCGATCTAGTTGGGCCGATGAAGAAGCCCAACTCGGCAGGCACTATCTTTCTTGAGGGGAAAAAGGAAATGAAGGCTCGCGGACTGGCCTCGCCCGATGCGGCAGACGCCTTGGCCGCGACTTTTGCGTTTCCTGTGGCCCACCGCGAGTACAATGATCGAGCAACCCGGCGCGTAAATGCTCAATCGAGTAGCGCCATAACATCTTGGATGGGATCGTAAATGCCTTTGATGAAGTCCACCTCTTCAAACGCCTTCCGCAAAAACGTCAAAGCCGAGGTAAATGCGGGTAAACCCGTAAAACAGGCTGTTGCCATCGCGTATTCCGTCAAACGTCAAGCGGCGGCTAAAACCCCCGCTGCCAAGCCCAAAAAATGACTCTGCAAGCCCTCCAAGACTGCCTCATCGTCCGTCCCGATCTGGAAAAACACGAGCTTTTTGTCCTTTTGCGACAAAAACAAACGGGTGAAGGCACAGTTATCTCTGTCGGCCCAAGCGCAGAGGACGTACAGGTAGGCGATCGGGTACTATTTGGTGATTCCATTGGTCAAGACCTAAAATGGGAAGGGCAAGACCTTCTCGTGATGCGAGAGGGTCATATCCTCGGAGTATTTAGCGAATGAAAGACGTCACCGGAATCGCAGCCGCAGGTAATGTGGCAAAAAACGGCCCGTACCCGTCTAAGGGCGGTTCCGAGGACATCCTAGCCACGGCGCGGACGCGCATGGACATGGCAATTTCGGCTCTGTCCGAAAGCCGTGAGGATGAGATTGACGATCTGAAGTTTTATGCAGGTTCCCCGGACAACCACTGGCAGTGGCCTGCGGATGTCCTAGCGACCCGAGGGGCGGTTCAAGGCCAGACGATCAATGCTCGGCCCACGTTGACCATCAACAAGCTACCCCAGCACGTTCGGCAGGTCACCAACGACCAGCGCCAAAACCGCCCCTCGGGTAAGGTCATCCCCGCCGATGACAAGAGTGATGTCGAGGTCGCCGAGGTCTTCAACGGCATGGTGCGGCACATCCAGTACATGAGCGATGCCGACGTCGCCTATGACACCGCTTGCGAAAACCAAGTGGCCTACGGCGAAGGCTACATTCGCATCCTGACCGAGTATTGCGACGACAAGACATTTGACCAAGACCTCAAGATCGGTCGGATTCGCAACAGCTTCAGCGTCTACATGGATCCGCTGATTCAAGACCCCTGCGGGTCTGACGCCCGGTGGTGCTTCATCACCGAGGACATCCCCCGGGACGAGTACGAGCGGATGTACCCCGACTCGGCCCCGATCACGACGTTGCAGACGCTGGGCGTGGGTGACCAGAACCTGTCGCAATGGCTCAACGACGACACGATCCGTATTGCGGAATACTTTTACGTTGAGATCGTCCGCAAGACCCTGAACTTGTACCCTGGAAATATCACCGCGTTTGAGGGCACCCCTGAAGACAAAATGCTCAAGATGCAGTTCTTGAAGCCCCTCAAGAGCCGGGAATCGGATATCAAGCAGGTCAAGTGGTGCAAGATCAACGGGTACGAGATCCTTGAGGAATCCGATTGGGCGGGCAAGTGGATCCCCGTGGTGCGCGTGGTCGGCAACGAGTTTGAAGTCGATGGGCGCATTTACGTCAGCGGTTTGGTGCGTAACGCCAAGGACGCCCAGCGGATGTACAACTACTGGGTGTCTCAAGAGGCCGAGATGCTGGCCTTGGCTCCAAAAGCCCCGTTCATCGGTTACGGTGGTCAGTTTGAAGGCTACGAAACTCAGTGGAAGACGGCTAACACGCAGAACTGGCCGTATCTAGAGGTGAACCCTGATGTGACCGACGGCCAAGGCAATATCCTGCCGCTGCCCCAGCGGGCGCAGCCCCCGATGGCATCAAGCGGACTTTTGCAGGCCAAAGCAGGTGCCTCCGAAGACGTTAAGTCGGCTACGGGTCAATATAACGCATCTTTGGGCATGACGAGCAATGAACGCTCGGGTAAAGCCATTCTGGCTCGCCAGCGTGAGGGCGATGTTGGCACCTATCACTACGTGGACAACCTTGCCCGTGCCGTGCGTCACATTACCCGGCAACTAGTTGACCTGATCCCAAAAATCTATGACACCGAGCGCATCGCCCGCATCATCGGCGAGGACGGCGAGGTGGACAATGTCAAGATCAACCCGGCGCAGCCGGAGGCAATGAAGAAGATTGTCGATCAGACGGGTAAGGTCATTGAGAAGGTCTACAACCCCGGCGTCGGCAAGTACGATGTGGTTGTCTCTACCGGCCCTGGTTACGCCACCAAACGTCAAGAGGCTTTGGAGGCGATGGCTCAGTTGCTGCAAGGCAACCCGCAGCTTTGGTCTGTGGCTGGCGACTTGTTTGTCAAGAACATGGACTGGCCGGGTGCTCAGGAAATGAGCAAGCGGTTTGCCAAGACCATCGACCCGAAGATCATGGCTGACGACGAGGATCCGGTGGTGGCGGCTGCTAACCAGCAGGTTGAAGCCATGAACGCCGAGATGCAGAATATGCATCAGATGCTGGTCAATGTGCAGAACTCAATAGAAGCCCGTGACATTGAGATCAAAGAGCAGGCTAACCAGATCAAACTGTACGAAGCCGAAACGCGCCGGATTGCCGCTGTTCAAGCTGGTATGAGCGAGCAGCAAATCCAAGACATTGCGATGGGTGTGGTCGCCGCCGCGCTGGAAAGCAACAATTTGATTGAGTCTGAGATGCGCCAGCACCCGGCTGAAGAAGCCCAAGAGATGCCCCAAGGAGGTATGGCATGAAAGCCGCTGATTTTGTAGGCATCTTGTTTTTGGCTCGGGATGTGGCGCACTCGGTGCACCTCAACACCCGCAGCTTCTCCAAGCACATGGCGCTCAACACCTTCTACGATGAGATCATCGACCTCGCGGACAAGTTCGCCGAAGCCTACCAAGGGCGGCACACGCTAATCGGCCCCATCAGTCTGATGAGCGCCAAGAAGACCACCAACATTACCGAGTTTCTGGAACAATCGCTCAAAGACGTCGAAGAAGGCCGATATTTGGTGTGCGAAAAGTCGGATACGGCGATCCAGAACATCATTGACGAGATTGTCGGGCTGTACCTTTCGACCCTTTACAAGCTGAGGTTTTTGGCATGATTAACTTGAGCGGGCAGATGGGCGAGTTGCGTTTTGTTGTCGAGGTGAAACGCGCCGAAACTGGAAAAGTCGAACAGTATGAACTGATCGGTTACCTCGATGAAGATAAACTGAAGGAGCTTCAAAATGGCAGTGACTCACAGCACGGCAGCACGGAACGCAGCAACTGACGCGGTTACGGCGCTGATTAGCACCAGCGGCAAGCTGGTGTTCCGCATTTCCCCCTCATCTATTGCATCCCCTGGCACCGCTGTTGCCACGCTATCGCTCTCCGCGACTGCGTTCGGTGCAGCGTCTACCGGTACGGCTACCGCCAACTCTATCACCAGCGACACCAACGCGACGGGCAACGCCTCGGCTGTGGCGTTTGCAACGTTGCAAACCTCCGGCGGCACGATCGTGATCCAGTGCGCTGTGGCTGCGTCGGGTTCGGACATCAACATGACCAACGGCCTCACGGTTGCTGCTGGCGACACTGTTTCTTGCAGTTCCCTGACTTACACCGCGCTGACTGCTTGATGAGGCAGAGCCGTGGTTCAAATCATTTTCGAATTTCAAACGCAGTACGGCGTTTTTCGAGATGCTCTGTATTTGCCAGAGGATCACGGGCTGACAGGCGCTGAAATTGACGCGCTCAAACAGGAACGGGTAAACAACTGGGTTGCGTTTGTAACGCCTAAAGACCCGGTGGAACCGGTAGAGCCGCAGGAGCCGGTGGATGGCGAATAGATATTGGGTGCTTGGAGGAAGCGGCATTTGGAATACCGCTGATACCAATAATTGGTCTACCACGCCGGGTGGAGCTAGCGGCGCGTCTACTCCGACGGCAGTAGATGATGTATTTTTTGATCGAGCCAGCACTTATACGGTCACAATTACCGGCGGTCTGTGTCGAGACATTACTGTTTCTGCCGGAAGTGTTTCGTTTACCATGACAACGACAATGAACATTAGCGGTTCTTTGTCGTTTACGGCAGGCACAGTAGCGTCATGGGGCACTCAGACTACCACATTTAATGCAACCACCACTGGAAAAACAATTAATACCGGCGGTACTACGCTAAATGGCGGGGTAATTTTTAACGGCGTAGGTGGAGGATGGACTTTAGCAAATACTTTGACTATTGGCAATACTTCTACACTATCATTTATCGCTGGTACTTTTAGCACATCAGCCTCTAATTACAATATTAATTGTGGATCTTTTTCCACCACAGGATCAGCAGTAAGAAACCTTTCATTTAATAGTTCTACTATTACATATGGCGTAAGTACAAGTGGTACTATTTTTACTGTTATAAATAATGCCAACTTAACTTTTAATGCCGCTTCTGCAACATTTGCAACCGACCAAGTAGCGGGAGCAACATTTGCCGGAGGTGGATATTCTTACGGAACTGTTAGTTTTACGAATAGCGCTCCCACAGGGGCGTACATAATTACCGGGGTCAATACCATAGGAGAATTGAGGTTTTCTACCAGAAACACGGTTGGAATAACCAATATTGTTTTTGGAAATAACCAAACAATTACCACATTAACGCTAAACTCTACCTCAACATCTATTAATCGTACATTTTTGCGCTCCGATGTAATTGGAACGCAGCGCACTTTGACAGTGACCACGGTGACGGGAGGAAATGATTACGATTTTCGAGATATTGCTCTTTCTGGTGTGTCAATTTCTCCGACACGGGCAGGGAACTGCGGTAATAACTCCGGCATTACTTTCCCTTCAGCCAAAACAGTTTATTATCGCAACACCGGCAGCAATAGTTGGGGGACTACATCGTCTTGGTCTGCCACATCTGGCGGGGCAGCAAGCGCCGCAAATTTTCCTTTGGCCCAAGACACTGCTGTTTTTCCAGCAGCCACTTACCCCGCATCTGGTTCGACAACGACTATCAACGCCGCCTACAACATTGGCACCATTGATATGTCGTTGAGAACAGTAAACTCAATGACACTGGCGACAGGAGCAAACTCGCCAACGATTTATGGGAACTGGATCAACGGAACGGCGCTAAACAATTCCACCGGCACTCAGACATTGACGTTTGCCGGGCAAACAACGCAGCAAATTACCAGCGCCAGTAAATCATTTTCTCAATCTATTCTTATAGATAGCCCGAACGGGTCGGTTACGCTGCAAGACGCGTTCACCGGAACCAGCACTACTTTGTATCTTATACGATTAAATGCTGGAACATTTGACGCTAATAATTTCAATGTCAGCGGGCCAGCGTCTATAAACTTTGGCGTTTTGATTTCAGGGACACTTTCAAAAACATTAGCTATAGGTTCTGGAACTTGGACAATAGCCGCTGGTGGTACTACTTCGTGGAATAATACCGGTTCTAACCTTACCGTCACTGGCACCGGCACAATTAGCATGACCAGTTCGTCCTCCAAGACCTTTGTGGGCGGCGGCATTCAGACCTACCCAACGCTAAACCAAGGCGGTACTGGGGCGTTGACAATTACTGACAGCAACAAATTCGTTGCCATGACAAACACGGCCATCGGTTCGGTTTTTTTCACATCCGGCACCACAAATGATTTCACGACTTTTGAGCTAAATGGTGTCTCGGGTAACTTGCTGACTCTTGGGGCTACGACAACGGCGCAGGCGATTTTGAGAAAACCAACGGCGTGGAACGTGGGTGCAAACAGTACAGACGGTGGCAATAACACCGGCCTAAACTTTATCTGAAATAATGAACTACTTAAGCATTAGTTACATTAACGGCCAACTGGTCAATGTAACTCATGCTACGACTGGTGCACTCAGCGGCTCCGGTGCAACAATTGCTGGGTCGGCGCAGCACGTTGCCGTTCACGATGCCACTGGTGTTCTGAGCGGTCAAGGTTCGACAATCAATGGATCGGCTGACCGATCTGCGGGTGCCGGAGCGCACGTTGCCACCGGCACATTGAACGGCCCCGGATCGGCAATTGTCGGCTCGGCGCAGCACATCGCCACCCACACAACCACGGGTGCACTAAGCGGTCAAGGGACAATCGTCAACGGCTCCGCTGCCCGATTCCATGCCTTTAGCACAAGCGGAGCACTTAACGGCCCCGGTGCCGCAATCGCCGGTTCCGCTGCCCGGTTCCATGCCTTTAGCACAAGCGGTGCACTGAACGGTCAGGGCTCGGCAATTGCAGGTTCCGCTAACCGAATCCGTGCGTTTGACGCCACTGGGTCGCTTTTTGGCCCAGGCGCGAATCTGTCCGGTGTTGCTAGTCGAATCCATTATTTCACGACATCGGGTGATCTTCTTGGCCCCGGTGCGGCTATTGCCGGTACCGCATCACGACTTGTAAACCATGTGACCACCGGTGCTTTGAACGGCTCCGGTGCAGCAGTTGCTGGCACCAGCAATCACATCAGTTTGTATCCAAACCCGGACGATGTGCGCGAAGGCGTACAATACGGCCCAGGTGGAATCTATGTCGGCACCTTGACCGTGGGTTCTGGCAGGTCAATAATCAGGTTGCGGTCATTCACCGAAGAAGGATCCTAAAATGGCGCTTACGCTTAAGGCAATAACGACCCGTCTGGGTTATCAGCAGATCACCTCGCTCAGTTCTGCGACGAGTCTGACTGTTCCGCAAACCGACCTCAACGGTCTGGCTTGCAAGCCTTCTCTTGCCCTCATTACGGCAGAGACTCAGGCCGTCCGCTGGCGCGATGATGGAGTCGCCCCGACAGCATCCGTCGGTATGCCTTTGGCGTCGGGCGCAACGCTGCAATACGACGGTGATCTGACAAAGATCCAATTCATTGAGCAAACCGCCAGCGCCAAGATCAACATCACTTACTACGCTTAAGGGGTTGACATGGACATTTTCGACACCGGTGCCAACATTGATTCTGCCAAGCTGATTGAGTACATCACGACTCAGTTCCCTGGCGAACTCAAAACTCTCATCGAAACCAAGGATGAGTTGGCAAAACGCCAAGGCGCTTTGAGCGCGGTTGATGCCGCAGTTGCCGATCGTGCTGCCGCCAAAACCATTCTGGAAGAGGCCAAAGCTACCGCCAAGGGTCTACTGGATGACGCTAAGGCCAAGAACGCTGCCGCCAAAGCCAAACTCGCCGAATTCGACCAAAAGGTTTTTGCATTCAACGCCGAGGTTGACGAAAAGAATGCCGCCCTGTTTGTTCGGGAAAAGAACGCCTCGACCGTTGAAGCTGTTCAAGCCGGTCAAGGCGAGAACCTCCGCAAGCAGGAAGCAAACCTCAACGAGCGTGAAGCTGCGTTGCAAGCAAATGAGCAGGCTTTGCAAGACCGTATTAAAGCGTTCCAAGATAAAGTTGCATCTTTGACCGCTTGATGTAAGATTTCCAAAACCGTACCGGTGAGGCTCACCGGGCACTCTTACGAGTAAAAATGTCAGAAGAAGTTCAAAACCTAGCGGAAGTTGACTCCGCGCCAGCCCCGGAAGTGACGGCCACTCCCCAAGCTGTAGAAACCGCGCCGGAAGTAGCTGAAGTTGTCGCCGAGGACAAACCTGCGGAAAAAACATATACGCAGGCTGAAATCGACGCAATGATCGGCAAGCGTCTTGCCAGAGAGCAGCGCAAGTGGGAACGTGAGCAGCAAGCAAGACAGGCACCTGTGCCCGCTGTGCCTACTGAGATTCCGACCGCTGACCAGTTTGACAACCCTCAAGCGTATGCCGAATTCATTCGCGCTGAGGCTGAGAAACTAGTCAAAAATCGAGAAATCAGCAAGCAGCGAGCCGAGATTGATGACGCCTACGCTGACCGTGAAGAAGAGGCTCGGAGCAAGTACGACGACTTTGAACAAGTTGTCTACAACCCGAAACTCGTCATCACGAACGAGATGGCCGAGACAATCAAGGCGTCTGATATTGGGCCTGATCTAGCCTATTGGCTAGGGTCTAACCCGAAAGAATCTGCCCGCATTTCTGCAATGTCGCCACTCCAGCAGGCGCGGGAAATCGGGAAACTTGAGGCCAAACTTGGCAGCAACCCGGTCACCAAACCAACATCGTCAGCGCCAGCACCTATCAAACCTGTTACCGCCCGAACCTCTGGTTCACCGGCTTACGACACAACGGATCCCCGGTCTACCAAGACCATGACGGATTCCCAGTGGATTGAGGCCGAACGGGCAAGACAGATGCGAAAGTGGCAGGCGCAAACAAACCGCTAATTATCGAAAGGACTCAAGATGGCTAACAGTATTCTCACCATCGACATGATTACCCGTAAGTCTCTGGAAATTCTGGAGAACAATCTTGTCATCACCCGCAACGTCAACCGTCAGTACGACGACAGCTTCGCTGTTGAAGGTGCCAAGATCGGTTCCACGCTGCGTATTCGTCTGCCCGACCGCGCTCTGGTGACCGACGGTGCCGCCCTGCAAGTTCAGGACGACAACGAGCAGTACACCACCTTGTCTGTCGCTACGCAAAAGCACATCGGCATCAACTTTACGTCTGCCGAACTGACGATGCAGTTGGACGACTTCGCGGAGCGTGTGCTCAAGCCGCGTATCAGCCAGCTTGCCTCTAGCGTGGACGCTGATACCGCCAACGTCTACAAGACGATCGGCAACTCGGTCGGCACCCCTGGCACCACCCCCGGCACCTCACTGGTTCTGCTGCAAGCCCAGCAGAAGCTGAACGAGAACGCCGCTGTGATGACCCCCCGTTATGCCACCGTCAACCCCGCCGCCAACGCTGCGCTGGTTGAAGGCATGAAGGGTCTGTTCAACCCGACGGACACCGTCAGCCGCCAGTTCAAGAACGGCATGATGGGCACTGGCGTGCTGGGCTACGAAGAAGTCAACATGAGCCAGTCAATCAAGGTGCACACCACCGGATCGCGTGACGCCACCGCGTCTACGACCGTTGGTTCTACCGTGACGACTGAAGGCGCTTCGACGATCACCTTGTCGCAGGGTTCTGTGACCACCACGATCAAGGCTGGTGACGTTTTCACCGTGGCTGACTGCTACGCTGTGAACCCCCAAACCCGTGAGTCCACCGGCTCCCTGTTCCAGTTCGTCGCTTTGGCCGATGCCACCGCTTCGTCTGGCACCTGGACTGTGACCGTGTCTCCGATCTTCTCGTCCGCGAACGCTCTGGCTACCGTCAACTCTCTGCCGGTGTCCGGCAAGGCTGTGACGTTCTTGGGTGCTGCTTCTACGCAATACCCCCAGAACCTCGTGTACCACAAGGACGCGATCACGTTTGCCACCGCTGACCTGCTCCTGCCCCAGGGTGTGGACATGGCTTCCCGCGCTGTGCACAACGGTATCAGCCTGCGTGTCGTTCGTCAGTACGACATCAACAACGATCGTATGCCTTGCCGCGTCGATGTGCTCTACGGCTTCAGCACCATCCGTCCGCAGATGGCTTGCCGTATCTGGGGCTAATCAAATGGGGCTTCGGCCCCGTTCATCTATCTCATTTGAAAGGAACTTATCATGGCTCTCCCTAATGGCGCTGGTGGTTATCAAGTCGGCGACGGCAACCTGAACGAACTGATTCTGGGTTATGCTGCCGCTCCTCAAACGGCCACTTCTACGGCTACCCTGACCGCTGCTCAAGTGACCGGCGGTATGCTGGTTGCCAACCCCGGTAGCGGTTCTGCTGCTACCTACACGCTGCCCACCGCTGCTTCGATTGACGCTATCCTGACCAGCGCCAAAGTCGGCAGCACCTTTGACCTGAACCTTATCAACATCGGCACCTCGTCCGGCACTGCCACTCTGGCAACTGCTACCGGCTTGACCGATGGTGGCAATGCTTTCACGGTTGTGGCTGTCACCTCGTCTGCCCTGTTCCGTTTCCGCAAGACCGGCGACGCGGCATACACGGTTTACAAAGTGGCCTAAAAGAAGGGGCTTCGGCCCTTTCTTTCCTTTAAGGAAACATCATGCCCAATACACAAGCAGTCGGTGTTGCGTATAGCGACCCCGAATTTACTACTTGCTACGCCAGCCAAGAACTCGGCTATTCTGCCGCTGCTCAAGGCACGGTGACTCAGGCGACCAGCAAATCCACTGCCGTGACTTTGAACAAGTCTTCGGGTCGCATCACCATGAACGCCGCATCGTTGGGTAGCAATACCTCTATTTCGTTCACGGTGAACAATAATTTGGTCAGCGCCAACGACACAATCATTTTGAACATCAGTGGTGGTACTGCTACGGCAGCTACTTATAACGCTTGGGTTGACACGTTGACCACCGGCTCGTTCACTGTCACTATCCGCAACATTAGCGGTGGTTCGCTGTCTGAAGCTGTGATTCTCAACTTTGCTGTCATTCACGGTGCTTCTTGATAAAACGGGGCTTTGGCCCCGTTCCTAACCCATGCCGCTTATTCATCTATCGCACTTCATTCACGGTAGGAAAATCGCCAACCTTGAGGCCGAAGCTGAATTCGATGAACAAAACGGCTGGGTTAGGTACAATCCCGATCAGCCTCGGGATGACGAGGCATCTGAGAATTCGCTACGAGTGAAGCGCAAATACACCCGTCGGATTGTCGAAGAACCTTTGTCTGAGGAAAGCTGAACATGGCAACCGCAAACGATCAGATTAACCGGGCACTGCGTTTGCTGGGGGTTCTTGCCGAGGGTGAGACTCCGTCTGCCGCGACATCTCAGGATGCGCTGACTGCCCTCAATCAGATGATCGACTCGTGGAACACCGAGCGACTTTCCATCTTCAACACCATCGACCAAGTTTTCACTTGGCCTGCTGGTGAAATTCAGCGGCACCTTGGCCCCAGTGGTGCGAGTATTGGTGGCTTTGACGGTCTGCGCCCCGTGCTGCTTGATGACGCAACCTATTACCGCGATCCGGGCACCAACGTCAGCTTCGGCATCAAGTTTATCAATCAACAGCAGTACGACGGTATCGCTGTCAAAACGGTTACCTCCACTTATCCACAGGTTATGTGGATCAACATGGAGTACCC